GGGAGTAAAAGCAGTCCGCATAATCAATAACAGCCAATAAGAAAAGCCAGTGGTTAGAGAACATTTAGCCGCTGGCTTTTTTGTGCTATGCGATTATTGCTCCTATAAAGCTCATTTTGTGATTCCTCCCTTTATTCAACTGGTGTTAGTAAGACTTCCGCACTAATCGAAAGTTCGATATGGTAGCCGTTTTTAACGGTAACATTCTGCTTTTCGCCAGCTTTTTCAAATTTCAGCACATCACTCACATCGTCAGAATTTGCATCAGACACCACAAATACTGTCGCTTCTTTGTTTTGATTCTCAACTTCGTATGTGCCAGCCGGAACCATGTACCAGATATATTTATAACCGCTCTTGTTTGTTTCTTCTTTTCCATAATCGCCAAGAACTTCATCAACTAAAACAATAGAGCCGTTCTCTTTTACGGATTCTTCCGAAGTAACAGACAGATTTTCAGATTCTGTCTTTACAGATGACGCAACGGATGATGTTGGTTTTTCGCTTTCAGAACTAGCCGCAGTATCTGTTTTGTCACGAGGGCTTACAAAATCCATAATAAAAGCCAATACGAACATTACCATAAGGATTTTGAACCACAGCCGCTTATAAGCTGGCTTTGGCGGTGTGTTCTCTCCCCCACACTGCGGACAGGTTTTAGCGGTAGCTGCTATCCTTGCGCCGCAATGTTTACACTTTACGAGTTTTGCCATTTTACAATGCCCCTTTCTTACGGTCAAGTATAGCACAGATTAGACCGGGAGAGGGGCCTTTTTTTATTTTTTAGAATTTTTGGAGACTTGCACAATCGGATGGGTTCTGATTTGTGAAAGCGGGGTGGGTGATAGCGAGAGGGACACTGAAAAAACACCTTTTTTATTTTGGTCGGAGGAGACGGGACTCACCTGCCCCACCCCCGGCGTTCCCTGTATACCCCACCGGTGCACCCCTGCCCACTCCAGCGCACCCGGAACGACTGCGCAGCACAAGCAACAGGGCGGACCACGCAAGGCACGGCACACACGCCAAAACGCTGGACACGCTACACCGGGAGATCGGGACGGCGGCGGGTGCTGGACTTCCTGCAATGTGTCCGGCAAAGTGTACAATTTCGGACGTTTATTTTTATCCATATTTATATGGATATATTTTACCAAAAGCATTGACAATCCATATATATATGGATATAATATAATCAGTCCAGATAAATATGGACTACAACCACAATACACCAAAACAGGAGGACAAACCATGAAAAAGACCATCGATTATACCGCACTTACCGACACAATCCGCGCCGAACTCAACGCCCGCCACGACCGCAGCGCGTGGGATAAAGCCGTCGCGCTGTACGCTCTCGACCTGCTGGACGATGTGCAGGAGGGCGCGGACAATATGGAGCGCTTGCCCCTTGACGGTGCAGAGCTCGAACAGTGGGCACTCAACGGTGCAAGCTGCTGGGAGCAGTACAGCAACGGCGGTTGCTCCCTCTGCTATAACGCCGATATTGCCGCCCGCGTCTGCACTCCGTCCATGTACAAACGCAAGCGCGAGGGCGCAAGTGAGCCGGGCAACGGCAAAACGTGGATTGATGTACAGGCGGACGCACTAAAAAAAGCGTGCTGGCGTATCCGCAGAATTTGCCGCTCTAACGGGCTGTATTATAAGGAGGGCTAAAAAATGAAACTGGAATTTAGAACCAAGAACACCGCATACGGCAATACACACTATCTGTGCATTGATACCAACGCAAAGACCTTTTCCCGCGTCCCTGACGGCTGGGTATCTAAGGACGTGCCCACCGTCTCTAAGCGGGACATGGACACGCTCAAGGCTCAGGCCATTGCAGACGGTTACACGGAGGTATAAACCATGACAAGAACCGATGAAATCAACGCCGAAATCAGAAATCAGGCCGTACGCCTGTATCCCAAGTGCGCCGGGCTGTTTGAGCTACCGTTAATGGTATACACTCAGATTGTAGCGGACAACCTGACCCGCTCCAAGCCGTACCGCTTGAGCGTTGAGCGTTGCAAAAAAATCATTCTGGCAATGTCAGAGTTTGATTGATGGAGGGTTTACAGTATGATCACTCTTGATTTTACCCAGTGGGCCGCCCTCTGGTACGTGGGCGGCATAATTTCCGGCTTTCTTCTCTGTCTGGTCTGGCTCAACAATCGGGCGGAGCAGTAAGGAGGCAAGACAATGACAAAAACATTTCGTGCAAAGCTGCTTAAAGCTGGCGCATTAGATACTGCAAAATATCGGTATACCGTATATCACGGCCACGCCTACGACGTTATCAAGCGAATTAAAAAAACTGAAATCCGCTCTTGGAACGCCGAAAATGACGAATATTGGGAATCTGTAGAATACATTTGCTATTAAATGAGGTGTAAAAATGACGACGTTTGAAGAAAAGGTGAACGCATACCGCGAAAACAAGCGGCTGATGGAAGAGCTGGAAGCGATGAACGATGCAATTAAGGCCGATATAATCAACATGATGCACGGCGCGCCGGAAATGGTGCAGGGCACGGCAAAAGCCATTTACAAGGATGTTCAGAGCGTCCGACTCGATACCAAGCTTTTGCAGGCCGCACACCCTGATATTTATGCAGAGTGCAGCAAAAAGACCGTTTACAAGCGGTTCTGCGTGGTATGAGGGGGTGCGACAAGTGATATTATCTTGTATCTTGTTCGTTTTTTGGTTTCTCAGCGCACTTTTTAAGGCCAGCAAATAAGCCACCCGGACACTTTAGCGGGGCTGCACCGTAAAGCAACCCCGCCCCAGCCCGAAAGGGCAAAAACTTTCTGCAAGTCCTGTTTTTAGGGCTTGCGATATGTTATACTGTAAAAAAGGGCAGTAATAGCCCAGAAAGAAAGGTATCACAATGAAAACTTACACTGAGCACGAAATTAACGGCTTGAGCATTTACGTGGACGATGAGACCGGAAAAGTGCATCATGCAGTAAATTGGGACAGCCCAAACCAAACAACACTTTATCCATACGCCTATAACACCCGTTCCCGTGTGTGGGATAATGTCAGCGGGGATTATACGTTAGCAGGATTGAAGCGCACAAAGCGTTTAATTGAATGGCACTAATAAAACTCTTAACCCGGTCAGAAATGGCCGGATTTTTCTTTTGCCTTGCATCTGCTGAGGGTGCAGGGCTTTTATTTTTGTCCTGCTGCAATACAGCCCTATACAAGCGTTTGCAGCGCGTTTTTGTGCCGTTAATAGTTATACCGCCCACGCAACAAAACAGAGCACAGGGCTTTACAGGCGCTTTTCCTGCGGTTTGCCACATTCTACCGCCGCAGATACCAGACCGACACAAGCGGCTATAATACCGCCTGCGCTACGCTGGAGCGTATCACAACGCCGTAACACCTCCAGCATATACCAGATACAAGCGCCACGCCGGACGCTGTGCAACTCTGCACAGCCGCCCTATTATAATAAGGTATATAAGGGTGCAGCGGTGTGCCCCTGTTATGGATCCATGCCAGACAGCGCAGCAGATCGCAAACCATGCAAGCCCGGCGGGGCAATCCAGCGATAGGGCGCGGCGGGCGGCGCGGAACCACTGGCGGCTCTCGCCGCATCTCTTTTTCGGGCTTTCGCCCGATAGCCAATAGAGGCCAGCAATAGTCGTAGCGTTCCAGCTGGAATAGTCGTAACAGCTTCTGGAATAGTCGTAAAGCCGTCAGATGACTAGCTTTTGAAAGTCTAACGAACAGTTTGCCGATAGTCGCAGAGTAATAGTCGTAGCGTTTTCTTGCGAACCTTCGTCAAATAGTCGTGTATTTTTTTGTGTAAAATAGTCGTTTGCCTTTTAGAGAAAGAGAGGTGCGATAGTCGCTAAGTCATCAGACCACCAAAAAAATCAATATGTGTAAAGACACCTGTCAATTTTAATCCCAATCACATTACCTCAAAATATTTATCCATCGTACTTATTATAATAGTCGCAAATAATTGCTCAATCTTTTTAACTATTATTCCACCGTAATAGTCGTATCATCCGATTCGGTTCGTCCTTCTCCGATTTAATTACTGACAACTACAATTATATCATACCAATCGACTATGATTATCCATTCGGCAAATGCCTCAATACTTTTAACTATCTAATAAGACTATCCGACTGGTCAGTTGCTTTCAATTTGTAATCAACTGCTCATACATCTATGCAACATTTCTACATATTCTGCTGACTACAAAATGAAGTCAATCCTCCATGTGAAATAGTCGCAGATGGTGGTGGGTCAGATACTGTCACCCTTTACAGGCTAGATGCCGTTACCGTTGAAGGTCACCCGGTCGGCGCGGTGCGCCGGACGATAGAGGGGGACGCAACGTAGAGGTCAGATAGACGGTATGCCCATATTCAGCAAATAGAACCTGACGGTAGATGTTAGTCACGGTCTGACCTGCTGGCTAACGGTGTAGCTTTGGAGATAGAGGGTTGTAGGGAGAAAGAACCTTTGCAAAAAATATGGTTGTCATTTTCAGTTGTCGCAGTTGTCT